TAACTTTCAGACGTAGATACAAGATCGAGACCGAGGCGCTTTGTCACGCCCCGGATATATTCCATCTCACGCGCTCCCAGGTTTGCACTGCCCGCTGCCGCGTTCATCAGCCTGCTGAGGCGTTCGACTTGGAGTTGTGCGTCGATGCACTGCTTAATGAATAGGCTGAGGCCCACGGTTGCCAGGGCAGATTGCGCCGCTTGTATGTAGCGAGCAAGGCCGCCGAATGACGATCCTAGTTTGTCGTTGGTCTGGTTTAGCTTTCCGGCCGCGGACTCAGCGTTTTTACTCTCACGCTCGAATCGATTTAGACTGTTGTTTGCCGTGTCCACTGAGGAGGAACGAATTTCCAAACCGAGAGTTGCAATATCAACGCTCATTTTCTTTTTCCCCTTCGGGCCTTACGCGATACAAGCCCTTTTTCAAAATTCAGTTTTGCCTGTTCCAGTTCCTTTCTCATGTTTCCAAGAAGAATGTTGAAATCCTCTTCCTGGTAATTTATTTTCTGTTCAACGAGCTGCTCCAGGGCTTCTACCACGCCCCAATAGTAGAAAACTTTCAAAGCTGGGTTGTCGAATTGTATGGGCGGTTTGTTCATAATCGAGGCTCCTTTATTCTTGCGTCCTTTGCTATGACTATTACTATCGGCCCTTCGTGAGTGGCCGCCATTGCTTCAGCTTTTGCCAGGTCTTCAGGTGTTCGCACAATTATCACGGGTGTGCTTGAAGGCGTTTCTTGTCTTGCCATGGTCTTTGTCTCCCTTGGGTGTCTCATCACCAGGCGTTGCTTGTTGTGATAATGTGCTTCTGGTAAAGGCACCCATACCGGCAAGCATCGGCGCCATGATCCGGCCCGCGGGTGTCAACGTCGTCAGTTTTGCGCGGATCTCTCGCAAGGTAAGGTACTGTTTGCCAGAAATATTCACAGTTCCGAGCAACGTAGAGTCCGGGCTTGTCCGGTTTCCCTGCGTCCTGCAGCATCCGCCGCATGATCTCCCAGCCTGTCCGCCGGTCGCCTTTCTTGGCGCGCGTGAAGTAAACACCATTCTTCCGGAATTCGTCACTGATACTGCCGGACCCGGAGCCCTGGGCGCTGAAGCAAGCGTCATCAGCCACGCCGCGGGGTTTGATCTCCCACTGGCGGCAGAGGTCCTTGATTTCTTCCGCCAGTATCGGCACGGTGTAACCCATACCCTTTGACAGGCTTCCCGGCTCATTGGTGGCCAGCTCATCAACCAGCACGAGAGAGTCCTTCGGGTAGTACCGGCCATCCGGACCTTCAACGCCTGGAGACTTGGCCGCAACGTAGGTGATGGATGGAGCGGACACGCCGAAGTCATGCGCCAGGAAATATTCCCAGTCATCGTGACCGCGTGCCGGCGGTTTCTCTTGCCACGGGTCCACGGCGTTTCTCTTCTCCTCGATAACCGAAGAGAAGAAGGCCCCGCGGGCGATCGTCCAGTCACCTTCAAGCCATGCTCTCAAAAGTTCCGGATCCGTTGGACAGGACGCTTCAAGCTGCGCTTTATATTCTTCCTGGTCGATGAATGGGTTGTCGAGGAAGGTGGAAGGGGCGTATACCCAGTGCCGTTTGCTCTTTTCTTCATAGAAAGGGACCCATGGCGCGGACTTGAAGACATACCGCTGTGCAAGCCAGTGGTGACCCGGATCTCCCGGGTTCGCGGCCATAACCATCCTAATAAGCATGTCTTTCGGTCCGCGAAGATTCGAACGGAGACGGTCGAGCAGAACAGGATCCGAATAGTGGCCCGCCTCATCGACAAGTAACAGAGTAAATGAGCGGCCTTGATATTTCTGGTAGTCCGCCGCTGTTTCCAACTGTCCGAGCTCCATATAAGCGCCGCCGGGCAATCTCCATACATGCTCTTGAGCGTTGTATCTCGCGGCCGTTCCATAGACGAGCCCGAAAACTTCACGGGAAAGGTTTTCGAAGTCGGCAACGCCTTTGTAACTCTGTCGGATATAGAGGATTCGGGCCTTTGCCTGATATTGTTCGACATGGCGAAGGGCAATCAGGATCATTCCGTAAGACTTCGCGCCCCCACGGCCGCCGCCCTCGAAGACATCATATTCCTCCGGAATACAAAGCAGGCGCTTCTGGTAATCACTCATCTCAAGATTCATCGTGCTCTATCTCCTTCAGTGGAATATTGACGATTTGTTGATACTGTTCAGGAGTCAGGGATTGTGGGAGAATGATTCCGATCTGTATACGCCGGTTGTCTTCAACGAATGTGGTGGATCCCTCTTTGTAGTTATGACGGCATTTCAGCAAGAACATGGCCGCAATAGTGTCACCTTTGATTGCCTTTCTGTAGAGCACACCAAAAAGCTTGTCATGTTCGCGTGCTCGGCCTAATTCGAGAGCTTCGAGTAGTTCAGGATGATCCTTTTTCCACTTTCGCCACGTTTTGACACCGATACCCAAGCCATAAGCTATAGTGGTCTCGTTACAACCACGCGCCGCGAGTTTCAAAACAATCTTGTGAGCGTCACCAGGTGGTAACTTTTCTGGTCTTCCAATCTCTGACATGGCAATCCTTTAAGAACCTTGTTTTTTGCCCTTTGTGCCTCAAATAAAAAGCCGCCCCTGGTTACCATTGCCCGAGCATCAAAAAGCCTTCAGGCGGTCGATTTGGTGCCTTCCTGCTTACAAATAGGTTGCACAAAGGGTTGCATATTGCTGTCATCATTCCTTTTGCTTACAAATTGCCTGTAAAATTCCATGTTTTCAGTTTGTGACCTGCCGATTTATTATCGGTAGATAGTGCATTTTCACCCTGCCAGTTGCTTCACCGCGTCAACAAATTTCAACCCTTCAAACTCCATCAGGTAGTCCAGGGCATTGAATGAGCGGTTACATACAAAGCAGTGCGCCCGGTTGCGCCCCTTGTTGTGATGTAATGACGGCTTACTGTCCTCGTGACAAGGGGCAAGGGCAAACCCTCGCTCGAAGTGAACAAGCTTGTCTATGGGGTAATTCCGCGCCGCCTCGACCTGTTCGTCGGTGATTTGTTCCCGATGCTTGGCGCCGTTGATCATCAGTGCCAGATATCGCAGTTCCTTTGCCGCCTTCACGAGTTCATCCAGCAAGTCAGTGGCGCAACTTGAAGAGATTGCCGCCGATACCGGGCATGTTGCCTGCTGGTAGCACTCATAGAACCATGCAATCTGTTCAGCCATTTCCTTTATGCGCTCACGAAGGAACCGCATCCGGTACCATGCCGCCTGCTTGTAAGGCGTTCCCATTTCCGCCGCTGCCTTGCGCAAATTCATGGCCGCTCACCCTGGAAGTAATAGAGCGGCTTCGCATCGTTCCGCTCCATAAACTGCATGCTTGCCCTGTGATAGTAGAGACCATAACGGCCTTCAGCATCCCCGCCCAGTTCCCTATGCTTCAGGCAATCGAGAAGGCTGTCAGGCTGTCCCATCAACTTTTCAATGGTCATACCTGATGGTAACTCCCCGGTGTGCTCATAGGCCCGATACGCGTTCTCCTTCTTCTTGTTGCGCCAGATGCTGAAAACATTGTCTGCCAAGTCCGTGATGCTTGCCGCCCCGCGCACATCCATCTTGCCGGGTGATTCGCTTTCATCCGCCTTCTTCCTGGAATGCGCCACAAGATGAACGTGGACATTGTCCTTTTGTGCGAAGTTCTGGAGCCTGTCCACCAGCGACTTCTGGCCGTTGTAGTCATCCTCTGCAATGCCGCATTTCATGAGGGAATCGATAACGAAGTGGGTGACACCCTGATCGCATGCTGCCCGATGAAAGGCTTTCAGGAGGTGTTCTACATTCGCCCTGCCTACGTGGTCGTATATCCACACACGAGGCCCTAGCCATTCCAAGCACTGAATGATCAGCCAGTCTTCAGGGTTCTCTGCCCCGAGCGCCTGCCGTACCATGCGATAGAGCGTCTTCTTTGCGCTCATCTCAAAACTGGCAATGGCTACGATCATCCCCCTGCGGAGAGCGTCAAGGCATGCCTGGTTCAGGAAGAGGCTTTTCCCGTGGCCGGATAACCCTGTCCAGATTGAAAGTTCACCCAGGGCGAGCAGAATATGAATCAGCTTCCCGAGCAGGAAGAGGAGTCCCGGGAGTTCCCCCTCAGGAGGATCGAATTTTTCAAGGACTGAAAGGGTGAATGAATCGGCGCGTTTTAGTATGTCGGTCATCGGTAAAACCCCATTGAAGCGTCTGGCTTGTCCTGCCCGCCTGTGCCGATGCTCTTTTTCACAGCCAACTGGTCGTACTGTTTCCGGAGTTTTCCCCCCGATAGAATGTTTGACTTCCAGAAATCATCGGCCTGGCACCAGAGGATCACCCCTTCGATTTCCTGCACACCCTGCCCATCAAGCCGGATGAGCTTGTCGATGTCTGCCGCCCACCTGGAGACGGTAGCCTCTCGCTTGCCGTTATTCAGTTTTGTATTGCCGGGATTGTTTTGCAGGATGAGATCGGCCAGTAACTCCGACAGCCGACAGGCTTCGGAAGAAGAGATTTTATTCTTTACTTCTTTAACCCTTCTTGATCTGGTACCGTTTACGGTACGTTCTTCGGTATCGTCTTCGGTATCGTCTTCGTTACCATTCCCTTGATACTGCTCGTAATTTGTTATTGTAATTAAGGTACTTACAGCAATATTCTTCAGTTCCGTTTCGAGTACTATTCTCTCATCAAGTTTCAACTCATTCAGAAACCGTATTACCTTCCCCTTGCTCCACCGCCATCTCCGGGCCAATTCATCGTATGAATACCCTACCTGCCCGCGCTTGACGGTTATCTTGATGCCGCGTCTTCGGATGACCCCGGTCTTGTAGTTTGCGAGCATAATCAAATCCGTGAAGGCTTGCCCCTTGGTAAACTTTTCCCTGAGCCATAGCTCATGGTATGCAAGAACACGATGCAGCTTTATCCAGCCGCCTGGAATTAGAGGAAGAGGGGAGGAGGTTTCAGTCATTCCGGAACCGGACCCCGTTTTACTACTTCAGCGGGGAAGTTGCTTTCTTGGTATTCAAGCGCCTGGATCAGCCGCGTAACAGTTCTTCGGCTCAGCCTGTCGGCATCTGGAAAAAGGCCAGGGTGCTTGTCGGCGGCTTGTCTGAGCGCAATAGCCTTACGAGACAGGGCATGGATACGCATGGCAAGGTGTCGAGGGTAATACTCCGGTGCTGGCGGTTCGGCTGGGTGCTTCATATCTGGTACCGTCATGTCAAACCGCCTCCCTGCTCTTCAGCCATTCATCAAGTTCCGACCTCAGCCAACCGACACAGGAATCGGAAATTCTCCTCCGTTTGGGAAACTCCCCTTTTTTTTCGAGCCTGAAGACAGTCGTTCGTCCAAGTCCTACAACTGAAGGGATATCCTTCGGCCGGACAATCAAAGATGACGGCGTGACATTGATCCTGCTTTTCCTTTTCGCAATTATTTCCATAAAAACCCCTTCATATGGCTTTGCGCTGCGCCACCTGCTTTCCCTCAACGATTTTCCGTAGGTCTGACAGCCGGTACCGGACAGTGCGGCCAATCCTCACTACCGGGATTACAGGCGGGTTTTTTTCCAGGAAACTTTCTGAAAAACCAAGCATCTGCGCGGCCTCTCGTCGTTTCATCAATCTGTCAGCTTCCATAATCTCCTCCCTCATGTTTCTTGATGGTAGGAAGTTACGATTTCTCAAGAGTTTGCAACAGACTGGACAGTACAGGGGGTTATGCTTCAAAGGATGGGGGGAGATAATGAAAAAGCCGCATGGATAGCGGCTTTATAAGGGGGTGGGTGTTTTATTGAAAAGCTAGTTTTTTTCTGTCGGAATCGCTCCGCCTGCTTTATTTGCGGCTGGGTTTACTACTGTGACGATGCGATCAATCATTCCTTTTGAAGGTTCGTGTACGTACTCTTTCAGGTGCACATTTAACCAAGTTCGAATGTCCTCGGTAGGGACACGGCCAGGGGGGAGTTTCCCTTGCTTATACATCCCCATCCAAGCATTGACGGCTGCAGCGAGTTCTGGGGCATAATGAGGGTTATCGGGGTCAAGGTATGGAGGTGTTCCGGTGGTCTGGCTTACTGCCCCCATGTGTTCAGCTTCAAACCGTTGAACCTCTTCAAGAAGAATACACTCGCCCGCCAACCCCAGGTGAAGGGAAGGCTTTTCATCAGTAAATGTTAAGTGGCCATTCTTGTCATATACTGCGAAAGATGGCTTAAGCTGCCCCGACTCAACATAATGGTAAATCAAGTCAGAGTGAACCTTCCAGCGCTCTGCCAATTGTTCAAACCCGAACCACTTTCTTTCTGGTAATTTCATAATCCGTTCTCCTTAACGGCTCCTGAAAGTGACCGGGGAAACTGGTAGGAGTTACCAGCGTTCGGTCCGTCGACCTATCCCCGGAAAATTTACGCTCTCTTCCGTCCCTTATTGATGCTTATTACCTTTTCACCCGTACCAGTGGTAATCCCTGTCAGCTTCCGTTCCCATGCCTCCAGGGCTTGCTTCTTTTCTCGATCATATTTGTAAATATTATAGACCTTGATGACCCCTGTCTTGACGTGATTTAAGACGGCGTCAATGACTTCGTCGGAAACGCGCATTTCTGCCATAGCGGTGGCTGTCGTCCGCCTCAAATCATGCGGTGTGAAGTGGGCAATATCCATTTTTTTCTCTTCGGCAACCCTGAACATTTTTACCTTCTTGTTCGGGTCGGGATCCTTGCGTTGCGGTTCATGCCCTTTTAGGTTTCGCCGGAGAGCATAGGCCATTGCAGTTTCAATAATGTGATTCTCCCCTCTTGGAGACGGGAAAATATACCCTTTCGGCACATCCTCCCCGGTCACAGGATCAGTGAAAGTCGTGTCACCAATCAACTCCATGGCCGTATCTGTGAGATAAACCCGGTGCGCGGTTTTATTTTTGCTTCGTTCTACCGGTATCGTCCACCAGCGGTCATCGATCTCGCTCGTATGCATGCCGATGACTTCTCCCGGCCGCTGCCCAGTTACAAGGGTAAGGCGTAAGGCGCGCCGGATCTCTCCACTTATCGCGGCCCCTTCCAACTGGCTCCAGAAAGTCCTTATTTCATCTTTTGATAGTGCTCTATCTCTGGGTACATATTTAGGGGCGGGACACTTTACAAGGCCCGATGGATTGTATTCAAGAATATCTTGTTCAACGGCCCAGGCGAACATTTTACGAAGGACCAAATGCACGAGACGGCAAATAGTCGGACCCCTTTGTAAAACTTGCTTAAGGAGTTCAATCACGTCCCTCTTCTTCACGTCCTTTGCGTATCGATCTCCCCACCTGGTTACCACGTCAAAATTGAGCATTCGCTCATCAGCCCGCCAGGACCTTTTTTTCACTTTGGCGTAACCCTCGATGTACATTTCCACCAATTTCTTAACGGTAGGGTTTTTGCGCTCTTCTTCGGCAAGGCGCGCGGCCTCTTCCCGGTCACGCTTCGGGTTTCGGTGCCAATCGAAGCCAACATCTTGTGGATCTTTACCGTTTTTGAATTCCTGCCGCGCTGTATCGGCTCTTTCTCGCGCCTTGGAAAGGGAAATGTCCGGATAATCCCCCAGGTTCATCTGGCGCCTCTTGCCGGACATTGTGTAAATAAAAATCCATGTCTTGAAACCAGACGGCAAAACCCGAACGGCGAAGCCCCTCGATTCCCTTTTGACGTATTGCTTTGCTCCTGGTTTCAGCTTTGAAATAAACATGTCGGTGAATTTCATATTACACCCTCCCCTTTTCAACGAGGTTGCGCGGGTAAAAATGCAACCTGTCGTGCAACCTCTCACATACCGGCAACAGGTGAAATGCTATGGTGTATTATGGGCCGCAAATTGTTGTTAGTCAAGAGGTTTTAAGGGTTTCAGGTTGCATGACTTGATAAATATGGAATGGTCTGAATCTCGATATCTATTGACTCTTAATCGTCAGGTCGTTGGTTCGATCCCAACGCGGTCCACCAATTAAAACAAAGGGTTAGGCATTGCATGCTTAACCCTTTTTGCTTATTTTATGCCTACGTGAACTTGCGCGATTTTCTGTCCGGGAGGAATAGTACGGGGGTTGGTTCTTGATGAGTGAGGATTTGCTACAACCTTGTAGTGAGATGTCAGGGGATCCCGATGATTTGCTGGCGTTGGCAGCCATGAGGATGCCGTTCGGCAAGTACCAGGGCCGGTTGTTGATAGACCTGCCGGAACCCTATGTGGTCTGGTTTGCGAATAAAGGATTTCCGGAAGGCAGGCTGGGCAGGATGCTGCAGGCCGTCTATGAGATCAAGGTCAATGGATTGGAGTATCTCTTTACGCCGTTGCGGCGAGGTGGGGCGACACGTGAAAGTCTTTCGAGAGAATCGCGACAGCTTCAAAGTATACGCCAACAAAAAAAATAGTAACAGACTGTTTCTTGCGCATCAGAATGGATATAATTGAAATCAAGGTAGCGCTACCTGAAGCAGAAACGATGTAGGTAAAGGAGAAAAATCGTTATCAGAAGAAGTCCCACGCGGTAAAGCAGCAAAGATAGGAGGACTGCATGAACGAGGACACTCCACCGGTCTATTCTCCAAAACATAGGCAATACACAGGCTGCTAAACATG